TGGTGGCGCTATTACGTGGTCGGCATTCTGGGTACCCATCGATGACGGAGCAACACTCGTAGCCGCATAGGAGGGTAGTCATGCCACACACGAACACCTCCGGAGTGAGTAACGTCGATCCGGTCGAAGAGGGCACCGTGGTTCAGCGCGCGGACGGCAACACGTCGGTAGTCAACGACATGGAGCCGATCGAAGAGAAGACGGAGAAGAAGGAAGAGTCTCGCGCATCAGAGCGCAAGGCTCCGACTTCTTCGGCAACGCGCAAGGCGCGCGGTGAGCGCTCTTAGCGCCGGATCGGCAACGCTTGCGAGAGTGGCCACTTCCACCACGGTGGCCACTCTCCTGGCCGCGTCGGGCGCACGACGCATGGCCGTCATCTATAACGATGCCGCAGGAGCGTTGTATGTGAAGTTTGGCACTGCGGCTACATCTACCGACTTCACTGTCAAGATTGCTGCGGGCGGGTATTTCGAGCTCCCCTCTCCGGTCTATGCAGGAGCGATTACGGGAATTCTCGATGTCGGTACGGGCAACGCGCAAGTGACGAGTTACTGACATGCCTCTCTTCAACCCTGTACGACGCGCGCTTTGGCAGCCATCGGACAACAACCTCGCTGGCGCAAGCGGGGATCCTGCAAACGGCCAGGGTGGAGTCATCTGGTCTGCGTCTGGGACACTCCACTTCGCTCGCGTCCTGGTAACTTCTCCGCTTGTTACGAACATCCTCTTTCACTTCACGGTGGCCGGTGCAACGCTGACCACTAATCAGTGCTTTGCCGGTCTGTATACATCAGCCGGTGTGTTGCTGAGCAGTACGGCGGATCAGTCGGTGGCGTGGGCTACGGGCGGTCTGAAGACAATGGCGCTTGCGGTTGCTCAGGCGACCACGATTGACACCTACTACTATGTCGGTTGGTATGCGGTTGGGACCACGATGCCCACACAGACGCGTCGCATCAACAGCTCATCGGCGATTACTAACGTTGGACTCGCTGCGCCAAACTTTGCTTTCGGCACGGCGAACACCGGCCTTACCACGGCATTGCCCGATCCTATCGGGACACAAACCGGTGGTGCTACCGGATGGTGGGTTGGGCTGTCATGAGCTGGGAACAGCTGATTGCCATCGCGCAAGAGGCGCGCGAGCGTCAGTCCGAAGAGGTCATCGAGTCGTGCCCGAACGATGGCGAGCCATTAAAGGAAGGGCCGAACGGCGAGCTCTACTGCCCCTTTGATGGATGGAGGCCGAGTGCAGGGGTTTGAGGACAGTTCAAATCCAGTCTTTCTGCTGTTGGAGGCTACTGCGGACATTGGCGCAGGTCCGTTCACAATCGACGGAGCTAAGGCGCAGTTCTCTGATGCTGGAATTCGCGCAGACGTGGGGAACACACGGCACTTCGTCCCAATGCGTTACATCCGCCGGATGTGGCAGGATCAGACGCCAGCGCCTACGCCAGTCGAGCCGACGCGCGCGACGCCAGCGACACCCGAGCGCGGACCGGACGCCCCTAAGGCCCCATAAGGTACGATCAACCAAACTTCACAGCACGTCACCGGGGCCTAGAGCCCTGACCAGAAAGCGAGTCTAACGGTGACAGACCCCACCTACGTCACGCGTGAGGAAATCGAATCCACGCTGGACGTGAAGCCATCTGCGTACATGGCGCGTGAAATTGACCGCGCTTGCCAGGCCGGCAGCCGTGCGGCTGAGGGGTTCTGTCACCGCATCTTCTACCCGATCCAGGCTACGCGTACGTTCGATTACCCTGGACCGAACACAACCGCTCTCGTGCTTCGCTTGCACGAGCAGGAGTTGGTTTCCGCAACCACCGTCACATCGGATGGTGTTGCGATTACCGGGTACTTCCTGCGTCCTGACATCGGTCCCCCGTTCGATCGGGTGGAGATCGATCGGAACGGCGATGACTCCTTCTCGGGTGGACCCCAACGAGCAATCGCCATCACTGGTCTGTGGGCTGGCGCAAAGAACACGGAAGTCACGGAGACCACGCTTTCCGCTGCGATCACCACCACTACTGCGACCACCATGGACATCAACACGTGTCCAGGCGTTGGGGTTGGCTCAGTCGTGCGTGTGGACAATGAGCGCATGATTGTCACCGGGAAGAGTTTCGTCACGGCATCGCTTACGGTTTCTGCGCTGACATCGAACAACAACAGCACCTCGCTGACCGTGACCGACGGCTCCCTGTTCACGCAGTACGAAACGCTACTGATTGATTCCGAGCGTGTTCAGGTGGTAGACATCGCCGGGAACACACTGATCCTTCGTAGGGCGGTAGGGGGTACCCCCCTGGCCGCTCACGCGATTGGCGCTCAGATCTACTGGCAGCATCGGCTACAGGTCGAGCGCGGCGCGCTGGGCACGACAGCAGCAACGCACCTGATCAGCGCTACGGTCTATCGCTGGATTCCGCCGGCCAGCGTGGCAGCACTCTCGCGCGCGTACGCACTCGATCAGTTTTTGCAGGAGAACAGCGGTTACGCGCGGACGTCCGGCCAGGGAGAGAATGAGCGTCCGGTAGTCGGTACGGGCATCAAGGCGTTGGAGTCGCGCGTGGCTGCGGACTTCAAGCGCAAGGTTCGGACGCGTGCCATATGAGCACTTTCGTAGTGAACAAGAGCGGACCGCTGTTCGATGGACGTGCGGAGAAGGCCGCAGCCGATGCGGCGCGTGACATCGAGAAGACTGTGGCGACGCTCGGCGCATCAATGGTGCGCTCCCAGCTACAACTTGTCCTAAAGAAGCAGACTCCGGTCTACCGCCTGAAGGTCGTTGCCGTTCCCACGAATCCACACTGGAAGATCTGGGATCAGCGCATGGTCTATGGTCCATGGCTGGAAGGAACGGGCTCGCGTAACAAAACGACCCGGTTCAAGGGTTATCGCACCTTCCGGATCACAGTGATTCGCATCCAGGACCGCGCTAACTTCATCGCACCCGGAATCACTGCTCAGTACATCGGGAGGATGCAGTAATGGACGCGGCTGCGATCCTTGACAAGCTAGTGAGTCTCGGCCAGGAGACGGGCCTATTTGATGAAGTGCTAGGGCACGAGCCCAACAGTGCGCCGGCATTGCAGGATGCTTTGACACTGGCCGTGTGGGCTGGCCCTGTCGCACCGATCGGTGAACAGTCTGGACTGAACAGCGCTTCGCTGCGGTGGGAGATGCAGGGGCGTGTCTACATCTCCGCGTGGGGCGAACCTCAGGATGCCATTGATCCTCGGATTGTCTCGGCAACGACGTCGTACTTCTCCTCCCTGGCCGGTTCATTCACTCTCGGCGGGTTGGTTCGCTGCATTGATCTGTACGGCATGTCGGGTGACGGAATGCGCGCTGTTCCTGGCTATATCGAGCAGGACAAAAAGGTGTATCGCGCGATGGAGTTGCTAATCCCCCTTCTCGTGAATGACGTATTGGACTTGACGCCGTGAGCAAATCAGCTGGACTTGGCGATAACTTCTACATCGGTGGACTGGATGTCTCGGGAGACATCGGGTCGATCGGACAGATCTCGTGTCCGATGGCAACGCAGAATACGACTGCCATTAACAAGAGCGCAAACGAACGTCTTGGCTTGCGGCACGACGGAGCCATGGCATGGTCTGCGTTCTGGAATCCGGGCGCGGCAGCCGATACTGCGCATAGTGCGTTGAAGGGCCTGACAACTTCTGACAGGCAGATGACGTACCTTCGGGGTACCACGCTCGGAAGTCCTGCGGCCAGCATGATTGGCAAGCAGCTCAACTACGATGGCGGACTTGCTACCGATGGCTCGCTTACCTTCGGAGTCAACGGCAGTGCGAATGCGTACGGGCTGGATTGGGGGATCAACCTCACGGCTGGCAAGCTGACGCACGGATCGGCCACTAACGGCACGAGTGTCGATCAGACGGTTGTCAGCACAGCGTTTGGGTGGACGGCATACCTCCACGTCTTCGCGTTCACCGGAACGTCGGTCACCGTGAAGATTCAAGACAGCGCGGACAACAGCGCGTGGACTGACCTCGCGGGAGCGTCATTCACCGCAGCTACCGCCATCGGTGCGGAACGCATTTCTCCTGGCGCTACGAGTACGGCGACCGTGCGGCGTTATGTACGCGTGGCAACAACTGGCACGTTTAGCAACGCCATCTTCGCCGTGAACTTCGTGCGCTACGACGTGGGGGGTCATGCGTGAGCCTGTTCAGACTTCCGCCGGTTGGGCCACCCGAGAGCTACAAGACGTATCAGATTCTTCGTCCACGAAAGACACACTTCAGGCCGGCAACGTGTCGAGAGGTGGACTGCCCGAACTACGCGCGTGGATGGCGAACTGTGGTCGACACGTCCACTTCGGTTGGACGAAAGCAAGCCAATTACATCCGCCTCCACTCTGGCCGATCGTTCACCTTCACGCAGGCTGGCAGCATCGTGACGTTTACGTTCGCTGCCAGCCAGAACTGCTTTTCCCAGCATCAGGTTCCGCTAGAACGTGACCCGATCTACCGCATCAAGGGTGGCGACTGGCGCGGCAACCCATGCAGAGTGCCCACGATTCCCTTGCGTGGTGATGCATGGGTTGACGATTTCGGCGAGAATCAAGAAAAGGTCAAGGAAAGGATAGAACGTCATGGCTAAAGAGGCTGGCTTTCCATTCACTGTCATTGTTGACGATTCGGGCGGTGTTGCGCGTACGATCAGCAACGATGTCGGAAGTCTGAACTTCGCAACTCCGCGCGCCGTCCAGGACATCACCGGCGTGGACAAGAGTGCGATCGAGCGTCAGCTACTGCTCGCGGACATGAGCGTCACGCTTAATTTGCCGGCCTTCAACGACGCATCGAACATGTCTCACGCGGTCTTCAAGACTGTGTCGAGCAGCAGCGTCGCGCGCACCACCTCCCTGGCCGTGTCCGGGCAGACGCTCGCGTGCGAGTGCCTGTTCACGGACTACCAGCTGGCGCGCGGCTCTGACGGTTCGCTGACTACCACGGTTCCCGGCGCATTGTCGGACGGCACCGTTCCCACTTGGAGTTGACATGGGATATCTCGCGCGTCGCAGGCAATTCAATCTGATCTTCGAAGACAAGCCTGGGCTCGAAGTGCGAGCGTCCAGTACGTCTCTCGGCGAGATGATGGGTCTTACTGACCTCGCTAGCATGGGGGGGAAGTTCAGCGAAGAGGACAAGGAACGACTCGATCGCCTCTTCGGACTGTTCATTAGCTGCGTGCGAGAGTGGAATCTTGAGCACGAGGGACCGAACGGCGAGGCTGTTCCTACGCCGATTACCTTCGATGGGCTCATGCTTCACGATGCTGACTTCGCAATGGAGTTGGTTTTCGCATGGCAGGACGGGGTTCTCGGTACTCCTGGCCCTTTGGGGCAGAGATCCGCAGGTGGCGTGCCATCGGCGGAGGTATCGATTCCGATGGAAACCCTGTTGGAAAGCCAGCCGCTCTCGTCGATTCCCAGCTAATCGTCACTCTCCTGGAAAGGTTCGGCGGATACACGTACTCCTCGCTCATGGAGGAGGATGCAACCTTCCTGAGGATAGTTCGAATGGCGGACACGGTGCGCGAAGTGGAGGAGGGGAGCGGGGATGACGGATAACGTCGTCGAGATCGTTGTCAAGTCTCGCTCCTCCGTGCGCGAAGGTTTCGACGCGGCCAGGAAAGAGGCTGAGGAGGGAGGCAAGGATTCCGGAGAGAGCTACACAGATTCCTTCGTCTCCACGGTCACTAAGCGCATGCGCGAGAAGATTGCCGCGCCCATGGCTCGCATGGGGGACGAGATGGGCAAGCGTCTCGGGGATAGTGCTACCTCGCGCCTCTCCTCCGTCCTCTCCAACAGCGTAGATGACATCGGAGAAGATGCCGGCAACGATCTGGGAGACAGCGCTGGCAAGAGTTTCGTCAAGAAAATCGGTGGATACTTCTCCTCCCTGGCCGACCGTATCCGTGACAAGAGTGTCCGTGCGGGTCAGGATATTGGGGATGACGTTTATCGGGGGATAGACGGAAGACTCAGTGATAAGATCACCAACCGATTCGTATCAGAGATCATTACCAAATCCGGAGGCACGACCGATAAGGACAAGGATAAGGATGTCGACAGGGATACAGACAAGGATGTCGACAAGGATACGGGCCGCCTTAAAAAGTGGTTCACGGCGGGACTGAACGCTGCAAAGGAGTTCGCTGCGGGATTTGGTAATAAGGTCAGTGAGTTCTTCTCGGGTGACCTGATCAGCATGCTCGTGAAGGCATTAGCGGTTGGCGGTCTTGCGTTCGCGTTGGGTCCGGTAATCGGCGCGGCCATCACTACCGCAGTGCTCGGGGCGCTTGGTGGTGGTGTACTTGCTGTCGGTATCGCGGCGGCGTTCAAGGACCCTCGCATCTCGGGCGCGGCAGGCGAACTGAAGACAAAACTCGGCAAGATGTTCGAAAAGTTCGGCGAACCGTTCAGAGGTCCGGTCGCGGACTTCATGGAGAAGTTTTCCCGATTCCTTGACGAGATTGCACCGAAAGTGCAAGACGTCGGCAAGTTCATGGCTCCGCTTGTCGGGTCATTGGGTACCGGTTTCGTCGCGCTCTTGCAGAATGCCATGCCGGGAATCCTGGAAGCGGTCAAGGCGAGTAAGCCAATCTTCGATACGTTGGCGAAGCACATGCCGGCCATCGGTGAGGCGATAGGCAAATTCTTCGGCATCATCTCAGAGCAGGGTGACGACGCGGCACTGTTCTTTGGTGACATGCTGACAGTCATCGAGAAGCTTATCCCTATCATCGGAAGAGTGATTGCCGCTCTGACATCGATGTATAGCGTGGTACGCGAAGTCGTCAAGATTAGTATCGGCCTGTTCGAAGCGCTGTGGGGCACAATCAAGTGGGGCATCAACGGCGCTAAGGGAATGTTCCTTTCCTTCGCTGTCTATGCGATTGACAAGATGGGGCTCCTCCTGGCCGGTGCTTCGAGAGCTCTTGGATGGATTCCGGGAATTGGACCGAAGCTTAAGGATGCTGAGCGGAAGTTCAACGAATTCCGCAAGGGTGTAAACAACGAGCTAAGCAAAATCAAGAACAAGACCGTCACCATCAACATGGAAGTCTTCGGTCTTGCTGCCGCACAAGCTGCGGTCTCCGTGGGACGCACGCTGACCGCGCTGGGCTATGCGCACGGCGGGATCGTGGGCGCGGCAAACGGCGCTACGAGCAACGGCTTGACGCTGGTAGGCGAGCATGGTCCGGAGCTCGCAGAAGTGAAGCCGGGTGGCCGGGTATACAGCAACCCGGACAGCATGCGCATGCTCGGCCAGGGAGGAGCATCCTCGGTCGAGTCCGTCAAGGCGGAGTGGGTTGGTAGCGGAAATGAGATCGTCGATGCGCTCATGAAGATGATCAAACTTGAAGTGAAGAACGCCGGTGGCGGTAGCGTTCAGTTGACTTTCGGACAGTAGGCGGAGATGGCATTCCCTAGCGACGCAACGCCGATGATTGGCGAGATGCTGATCGATGGCGCATACGTGAACGTCACCTCCGATATTCGTGGGAATCCTGGCGTCAAAATCACGCGCGGCAAGCGTGACATTCAGGGAAGCACTCCCCCCACGTTTTGCGATTTCATGCTCAACAATGGTGGCGAAGACCCTGCCGACCGGGGAAAGTACACAGACGACAACCCGATGTCTCCGTACTTCGGACTCCTGCCGCTGAACACAGAGTTCCGTATCATCGTTCCGGGTGCTGCGGACGGCTATCTGTATACGACTGGCTACGATGATGCGAACTACGTCAGCACTGCGGACAAAGCAGCGCTCGACATCACCGGCGACATCGACATCAGGGCCGAGATCTCACCGGCTAGCTGGCACGTGCCGGTTGACAGCACCACGTCCACATCGCATGCCGCAATTATTGTCAGTAAGGCCGGCGCTAGCGGTAGTCAGTTCTCCTGGATGCTCGCACTGCGCACTAGTTCGCAACTGTACTTCGTGTGGTCGCCTACGGGATCGACAGGTGCAGGACTTGCCATCCTTTCCAACACCATCACGCCAACCGATCGTCTCGCTGTACGCGTAACCCTTGACGTAAACAACGGATCGGGCGGATATACTGGCCGGTTTTACACGTCCACGTCAATTGACGGATCGTGGACGCTGAATAGCACAATCACGGTTGGCGGAGGCACGACAAGTATCCATAGCGGAACGGGCTTGCTGGAAATCGGTTCGTCTAATGGGGGCGGTCACACCTTCTCCAACTTCAACACGTGGTCCGGGAAAATCTACGCGGTTGAGGTCTACAACGGCATAGCCGGCACTCTGGTAGCCGATGCCGATTTCCGGGCGCAAGGGGTTGGAGCAACAGGATTCTCGGATGGGGTGGGCAACACCTACGCCGTGAATGGGACTGCGTTCATCACGAGTGATGCTGTGCGCTTTTGGGGTGAGATTGAGTCACTCCCCCAGGAGTGGGATTCCACCGGCAAAGACATGTATGTTCCCATCCACGCGGCAGACATCACGCAGCGGCTGAACACGTCTCAGACTCCCGTCAACTCTCCGATTTACGACAACCGGATTCAGGTAGACCCTACCGGTTATTGGACGGGTGAGGACGGGGCAGATGCCACGCGAATGTCTGCGGCCAGCCGAGACACTAACTCGGCATCGGCCACCGGCGTACGCTTCAAGGCTGCCGATGATCTACCCGGTTCCAACGGGGTAATGCAGTTCGTGGACGGTTCCGCATTCGTGCGAGGCATCCCCCGCATCTCCTCCATTACCGGCACAGCCAGCGTGCTGTTCTTCTTCAAGTTCGGAACGCTGCCGGCCACCACCGTACAGCTCATCTCGTGCACCACCACAGGCTCTGGCGCTTATTGGTGGCGCATCGAGACGGATGGTGCAAGCTTCACTGCGCGTGCGTTCAGCGCGGACGGTACCTCGCTTCTCAGCAGTGCAATTCTGGTTGGTACGGACGTGAACCTAGACGAGTGGATTTCCATGCGTCTAGAGCTGACCACATCGGGCGCTAACATCGCGTGGGCGCTGGCGTGGCATCAGGTTGGACAGAGCGTCTTCTGGGGTGGAAGCGGAACCATTGCCGGCTCAGTCGGGCGCTTCACTGGCTTCACTGTCTCGGGTAGCTCAGCCAACACAGATATGTACTTCGCACACGTAGTGCTCGACACGGACACCACCGACTTCGTGTCCGCCGAATTCGCAGACGCAGCGAATGGCTACATCAGTGAGACTATGGCCGCCCGATTCAAGCGAGTGTGTGAACAGGCAGGCATTGTTGCAGACCTGGACGGCTGGGAGATGGATACCAGCGCGCTAGGTCGGCAACCCATCGACACCGTTATGAACATCCTTCAGGACGGCGCGAAGGTCGATGGCGGCATCTTGCTCGGCAGTAGGCGCAGATACAACACGCTGACCTACGTTACGCGCGCGCGTATCCAAACCTCCGTAAATACGGTCACGCTAGAGCACGATGGGGGGTCCCACCTGGCCGAGTCCCCCAAGCCAATCAAGGACTCCATCGGCGTAGCCAACGACGTGACCGTGACTCGACCGAACGGTGGATTTGCTCGGCGCGTGATCGTCGAAGGACGGTACGGCACGGACACAATTGGCAAGGTTCCCGGTGGTGGAGAATACAACGTCGAAGAAGATGACGACACAGATGCGGTAGCGGGCTGGATTGCGCTACTAGGTACGTGGAACGAGTCTCGATTCCCGGAAATCAAGGTCGAGCTCAGCCGTACAGAAACCCTGTTCGCGTCTTCGATAGCCCAGCAAATCCTTGTAGTGGATGCCGGCCGCTGGCTCACCATCGACAATCTACCGGCCGGACAGAAGCCCGATGCAGTCGAGCAGCTGATACAGGGATACTCGGAAACCCTCAGCAACAAAATGTGGTCGCTGACCTTCAACGGCACGCCGTACGGTCCATGGCGAGTCGGCATCGTGGAAAGCCCGCTGATCCCTCCGCGTGTCATGGCATCGGAAACGACATGCAGTAGCGCTACCAGTACGGCAACCTCACTCACCTTCAACACTCCTGCGACATCGGCCAGGTGGGTAAGGGCAGCCGACGTAGCATCGACTCCATTTCCATTTGACGTGATGATCGCAGGGGAGCGCATCACGGTCACGGACATCACGGGGACAGGCACGGCGCAGACAGCGACCGTCACGCGCAGTGTGAATGGTGTCGTGAAGGAAATCTCCGGTGATCCGGAAGTCCAGCTTTACTATCTGACGGTAGTGGGGAGATAAACCGGTGGCTATCACCACGTTCTATGTCGGCATGCCACTCACGGCAGACCTCCTTAATACGGCGTACCCGCTCGGCGAGATTGGTCGGGCATACCGAAGTACTGCGGCAGGCCCGACATCAGGCACGACTGAGCTCGCCATCCTGCGTCTCAGTAATTTGTCGTTTGTGGATGATCGTTCGTATAAAATCGTGGTCTCATCTCTTCGCGTAGACCTTTCGGTGAATACGGATCACTTCAAGTTCAACTTGCGATACAGCACCTCCGGTGACGCCACCACCTCATCTACAGTGCTGACTCGCTCTGAAGCAACAGCTGATGTCGACACCATGGCTCCGATGATCGGCTACATCAGACCAACCGCAGATGCAACGTACAGCTTCCTCGTGTCGCTTGTGCGCACAAGCGGCACCGGAACCGGCACAACTACGGCCGATGACGAGAACGACTTGAGCATTGTCGTTTACGACAAGGGCTTTTCCGTTGCTGACACAGGAACGGTGCTATGACGATTCACATCGCTGACATCGCGTCCTATCAGGGCGGCCTCTCCCTGGCCGATTTAGCGGCAGCTGGATTCACCGGAGTCAACCTGAAGGTCTCGCACGGCGTGACGCAGAAGAGCGTCCATCCGAGTGCAGCCGCGTTCGCTCCGTTCGCGCTGTCCTCGTTTCACTGGCTGACGGGCGATTCGGGCGTGATGCAAGCAGACTACGCATACGCGTGCATGGCAATCCTGAACCTGAATCTGCCCGGCACTGTCCATGTGGTTGACGTTGAAGACTCAGCCGTGACCGCAGGCGTCTATGTGGACTACGTAGCCAGGATGACAAAGCTTCTCGGCCGGCCGATCGTGACGTACACGGGGGACTGGTATGCCGAGACACGCCCCTGGCTGCAAGCCAGCGTCGCCTCTCCCTGGCTCTGGAGCGCCCCGGTGCCGGGATACCAGCCCGCCTATCCCGGTGATGAGTCTCCATTGTGGGATGATGGCTACGGAGGTTGGCAAGGCTTGTCGATCATGCAGTACCGGGTATCGGAGATTGCCGGCATCAAGGTCTCCCAGAGCGCCATACGGGATCAGGCGCTCTGGAATGCCATGACAGGAGGTCAGATGGCGTCACAGGCATATTACGACTGGCTTGATGACGGACAGCCGTGGGAGTACAGCGTACCGATCCGCGCGATGGGAGACAGGCTACGCGCGCACGGATACACGGTCTATTACCAGGGCAACGAGGACCACCTGAAGAAGGCCACGCCCGAGGACCATACGCCATTCTCTGCCACAGGATGGCCGGGCAAGAGTCCGTATCCGTACTGCATGGCCTGCGACATCATGCCTCCTGCGTCCGGCCAGAAGAGCAAGCTTACCGGCAAACCTCTGCCCAGCTTGCAGGCACTTGCTCAGCAGCTGTATGACGACAAGCAAGCGGGATACGGTCCGGCGAAGTTCGTGAAGTACATGAATTGGGAGCCGGAAGGCAACTACACCGGACCGTGCTATCACGACTCATGGATGCCGGACCATGAGCGGGAATCGTCAGGAGACCGTGGACACATCCACGTTTCCGGACGCACCGATTACTACCTCAGCACCGCCTCAAATAGCTACGATCTGGTAGCTCGCACTCTGGGAGATGACGACATGACGCCAGCCGAGATGACCGCGTGGGCTAAGAGCCCTGAGGGCAAAGAGGCGCTTGGGGACGCCTTTCTCGATAATGTGTACGGCAGCGGCGCGTATCCCGGACGCACCGTGCGTGCGTTCGTCAAGGACGTGCACGCCATGCGTGACTACATGATCGGAGACGGCAAGGGGGCTGCCCTGGCCGGCATCAAGGACGGCTCATATCTCGACATCGTTGGGGAAATGGCGCAGAACCCTCCCACGATCGACGTGAATGCCCTCGCTGCGGCCATCGTGGCGCTTCTGCCAGAGATTCCGCCGGGCACGCTAACCCCTGCGGACGTCGAAACCGCAGTGCGCAATGTCCTCACCAATGGTGTTGGCGTTGAGTGACCGAAACGAGAATCCCGTGGGGAACATATCTGCGAGATACGATCATCTTTTTGATCGGCGCGGGAATAGTGCTCGGGCAGACAGGTTTTCCGTTCCTGATCGAACAGCCGGCGAATGGACCCAGCATCCCGGCGCTTATCACAGGAGCGGTGTTTTGCAACGGCCCAGTAGCGATTCAGGCGCTAACGATCCTCTTTCGTATCTCTGGATCTCGGGAACCGCCGGACTCGCAGGGACCGCAATCGTCGTCGTCGCAATCATCCGCACCCTTGTAGGGGGCTGAGGGAAGGTGCCTTTCCGGGGGTGGTTCAAGGGCACCAAGCACCCTGAAGCATGGAACAACGTGATGCTAGCGGCTGGCATGTTCATATCCATGCTCGTGGCGGTGGTGGCGTTCCAAACCTACAACGATCGACGTGTGGCTGAGCAGCGCGAGACAAGTAGACAAGCCGCGTGCACGCTCATTCGAACCGTCCTGGCCGCATACCAGGAAGACCCCAACCCACCGGTGAGCAAGACGCGAGAGAACCTGATCGAAGCGTGGCACACCATCGGTGTCATCAACAGATGCTTCTAGACCCGAGAGGACACTCATGAACACAGTCGAGCTCAAGGTGAAATCGGCGGCATGGGCAGCACTGCTCGTGACGCTCGCTGGCGAGACGCTACTCAGCACAACCGTCACGGACTTCGTGCCAACCCTGCCAGACTGGCTGGAAGTGCCGGCCTACAGCCTGATCACTTCGGGGGTGGTTTTCCTGGCCGCGTTCAGGCGCAAGAACGTTGCCGGCAAGCTAGCTCCGAGCACTGTGGAGGCTGCGGAGCAAGAGTTCAAGCACAAAGCCGTTCGCTGACAGCGAACACACGGAAGCGGCGGCCCGATCGGGCCGCCGCTTCGCTGCGAGGTGCGCTAGTTCAGCTTGGCGAGGTACGCGAGGATGACCGCGCGCTCCATGATGCCGAACTCCGCGAAGACAGTCTCGGGGTCTTCGCCTGCTGCGACTCGATCGGCCAGGGGGATGACGCTCTTGTCACCGGCTGCAATCGCGGCGTCGTACTCCTCCTGCGTCATCATGCCCTCATCGATACACAGCTTGCACATCAGAACCACCGCCCCATCCTGGCGTCGTAGGTGAGGACGCGGCCGGCAACCACGTCTGCGCGTTGCTGCGCCCCCTCGCGCCAAGCACCGTAGAAGTCCGCTCCGTTCGCCTTGCGCTTCTGCGCGTAGGTGTTCGTTCCCTTGACCTTCATGTCATTACTCCTTTCAGTTCTGCGTACGATTTCTTGCAGGGGCACTTCCACCACTCGCCGTTGCGCCGCTCTTCCCAGATGCAGCCCTGCTTTGTGTGCTGATTCATGGCGTGCCCGCACGCACAAACGGATACCTCTCGATATTGCTCCTTTACCTGATCGCGCAGGATATCCAATCCTTGGATCATGTCGTCCAGCGCGAGAATCGTGAGATGCAAGACGTTTGCATCGTTCTCGGGATACTCGTCTATGCGCCGGGGACGACGATCGAATCCGGAGATGTAGACAATGCTCGACACATCCCGCATGTATTGAATGTGAGCAGTCATACGTTTCACCGCAGCGAGCGTTTTCAGGATGTGCCGCCGGTTGTGTGCTCGGGGACTCGGACTCTTCGACATGCACATCACTCTACACGATGCAGTTCAGATGTCAACTGTCTAGCTACTCACCACAGCGTGAGCAATGCAGGCCAGGACAGCGCCTACCGTGCCGCAGTCGAGTCAGGAGATACCAGCCTGCCCC